ACCATACCATGTATCACTGATGGCGTTCAGACGCACAAAAACATCAAACTGGGCTGTATTCAGCCAGCTGTTCAATTCAGCGTCCTGGAACTCCTCAGTGGTCAGTTTGGCAAGACGGGAACGCAAGTCACTTCTTGCGGACTTTCTTGTAATGTCACTTAGAGCCATTTCCAACTCCTTGAAAGCGTTTATAATTATTGATAATGGTCAGCAACTGCTCATTGTACAATTGCATCAATTGAGCATATTGTTGCCATTCTTCTTCTTGCGCCCTACATTTGGCTGCGGCATAATATACCACAGCATCACTGAATTCTTCAGGAACGCTTATTGTGTCACTGTCGCCACTCAGGTCTGTAGGCTGTTTGATAAAATAAAACCTGAGTTTACCAGTTGCAGCACCACCTGACGTGGCTGGTAAAAAGTTTACGTTAGTGGCATCAAACCACATAATGGGACTTGACGAATCATACACCAAGTTATTGGTAGTGGCCATGGCTGCAATTTCAGGAGTAACCAACCGCACAGGTAAAGCATCTCCAGTACCACTTGGACATAACGTGGCATAACAGAACTTTACATAGTCGGCAGAAGCCTGAATAACACTCCACGCAACCAAAGATACAGCAGCAATACTGGGGTTTGATTCTGAAATCAAGTCTTTCAACACCCACCACGGACACTTGAGCGCAATATCTCTTTGCCCTTCATTGATCCACGCAATGACTTCTGTCTTTGTGGGATCACTGGTAGCACTAAGAGTAGTCTCCAGCAAGTATCCTGCATTGGTGATGAGTGAAGATAAAGAGGTCTTTGCCATTGAATCTCCAAGGCCCCAATAAAGGGGCCTATGTTGTTAGTAAGCCTGCGGGACCATAATAGTGACGGTCATGGTGTTGGCATGCTCATCCGCATCAGCCGTAAGGCCAATGTAGTAATAAGGAGCAGGATAAGCCGCAAGATTCAAAGCCGCACCAGCAGTCTTTGCACTGTTGGTAATGTCAGCAACCACAGCATCAGCAATCAACGTGAATTTGGTGCCACCGGTAGTATCCGTGCCAAGCAACGACACGTCAACATTGGTGCCACTGATGGCAGACGCAGTACACACAATACTGATGTACCGCGCACTGTCATCCACCGCTTTCAGAAAGTCAATCTCTGAAGTATAACCAGTGGTAGCACTGGAAGGAAGTGTGACCACTTCCTGAGCCACAAGCATTCCATTGACGGTTTTCTTAACCCAAGCCATAAAACTATCCTTTCAATAAAGGGGGAGCAGAACTCCCCCATTGTTAATCTCACGAAAATTTGAACAGGCCATTCTTCTCAACAAGGGTCAAGTTAACACCTTCATCAGAGAAATATTGATCTTTACGACCATCGCGGTCATTGGCCTGGATGTTGGTCTCATACTTGGAAGCGCGGAACACAACGCGTTCCACATTGTCCGGATCAACAATAACCATGTGGTTGTTGTAAGGAGCGTACCGCAGAGTAGGATCCCAAACAATGTGCAACTTGCCAAAGGGATGAGTCAAAGTGCGGATATCAAAACCCATATCCGTAGTCTTCCAGTCGCTCATGCTCATGGAAGATCCACTGCGCGCCATAAAGCTGTTGGGTCCAATTTTAGACAGTTCAGCCAGGACGCTGGATCCTGCAAACGCAAACTTCTCAACTTTGGCATTGTCGTACTGAGCCATGGCTTCCATGTCATTGATGAATTCATCAACGGTATAGGAACCCCAAGCGCGGGAGAAAATCTGCTGGTTGGCAGTGCCGTACTTGTTAATCATTGGGATAATGCCCATGGTAGTACGCACGGGCCGGCCACTGGTGGCATCATTGAAATGGGCAGGAGCGCCATTGCCGCCAATACGCCAACCAAGCAGAGCCTGACGGTTCAGTTTCATCTTGTGCTCACGGGATTTCTCAAGCACCAGACGGTTGAACTCATCCGTATAACCACGAAGAGCCATTTCCATCATAGTACCAGAGATCTCCACAGGAGTCTTGGTGATCTGGGCGGAATTCCACACAACTTCCAGCTCATCCGACCAGGCTTCAGGAGACAGACCATGCTCTTCCCAAGCCGCACCAATAACCGTACAAGGATCACCGTCCTGAATATCATAGATGTCAGAACCGTCACTGGAAAGAGCTTCCAGAGTAACGACAGTAGAAGTGGACGCGGTATGCACACAGGCCACAACCACAGCCACTGCAACAACCTGATCTTTTTGGACCGTAGCCGCTACAGCAGTACCACTATTACGGGATCCAGTAGCTTTGGCGCGGATCTCAACCATGTCGCCCTTGTTCAGGAAAGGCATTTCACCACTACCAGTAGAAGCAGTATAAATGGTAACGGACGCTTTAGTAGCATCAAAACCACCACTGTCCCAGTCAATGGCTGTGCGGATATAGCCTTCCTGGTTAATGAATTTGGATCGGTGTTCAAACGACTTCCAATCAGGATCATTGGACTTGCGGGTTTTCAACTGACCCAAAAAAGAAATAAAAGGAGTTACATCAGCCCACAGCTCTTTGACTACCTTTTCATCCAGGTAGAATTGTCTCCGGTCCGTATAAAGGACACTGGAGGAAGTGCCGGTGAGTGAGTGTTTAGAACCACTTGCAAATGCTTGAGCCATAATATTATCCTATTACTTGAAATTCCATTTCTTCCTTCCCCCCTGCATAAGCAATTGGGAAAAGGCTTGATCTTCAGTTAGCTGTTCAGCAGCCTTGGATCCAACTGAAGTAATGGAAGGGGGCGCATCCTTACGCGCTTGCGTAATCCTGGAATCTATATCAATATCAGGAGTGCCCTGCGGGGTTCCTTTCATGGCTTTATACCAAAGATACAGGTCTTCCAACGTGGGTTGTTTCTGCGGACCTCTTTGCACAAATTCCAAAAATTCATCACGTTCCTCAAGCTCAAGGTTCTTCTCTTGAAAGAAGTGATCAAATTTCTGTTTGACTTCCATTGCTTGCTGTCTCTGCAATTCCTGCTGTCTCCAGGCTTGCTGTTTTGCTTCCAAGGCTTGAAAACGCTTGTCAACCTCAGAAGTAATACTTCTCACCAGTTCCATCTGTTGAGCTTTCTGCAGATTACCATACCACTGGCCAGAAGGGGTACTTGGATCATAAATCTCTGTAGGATCAAAGTCTGCCGGCTTGGGAGGAACCTGCACCTGCATAGACATCACCTGGGGAGTGGCCTGAATAGGTTTCCCTGTTAAAGATGCCTCCAGGATATTAATTAAATCAGGATTGGCTTTGATGTGTTGTTCCAAAGCCATAAGTTCCTGATAGTGTTGCCGTTCACTATCACGCTGTCTTTTCATTTCAGCGAGTTTTTTATCAGTATAGGACTGAAGGTCCTTATACCGTTTCTCATAATCCACCGGTTTAGGGGTTGGTGCTGCGGGTGTTTCCGTCTGAGTCTGGGGAACGGGTGAACCACTATCCGGCATTTCTGTCAAGAAATGATCGGCCATAGTAGACATGGTGGGTTCAGTACCGTTGGGTTCAGGTACTTCAGGCGTTTGTGAAAATAGACTATCCATTGTTACTCCTTTGCCGGTCCTTTGGCGGGTGCCGACTTGACTTGTTGTTTTGCTAATTGCAATTCATCTATGGCACGTTCAAGATCCAACAACTTGCGGTTGTATTGGTCCTCTTGCGTCACCTTTTGTTTATCAAGCTCAGCTCCATACTGGGCATTCTGAGCTATGATCTTGGACTGAATCACCTGATTCATAAGCCTATCATTCTGTTCAGACAGATCTTTGATCTGAGCGTTCATTCTCTGCAACTGCTGATTCAGACGCGCATACAAAGATTTGCGCTGAATCACGCCATCACGGTCAAACACATCCGTTTTCTTGAGCACCTCAATATCATCAATGATACCCTGTGCATAATACTCTTTGTACATCTCCAGTTCCGCATACCTGTTGATGGGGGCCATGGACCCACTGATGACATAGATATCATATCTTCCAATGGATGGATCTTCCAGATAGGTAATGGTTTCATCATTGGGAGATCCCTTGGGCTTTTGCATGCCAACAGCCACTACTTGCTGATCAGCCGCAAACTCTTCATTGGGATTCACAATGCGCAGTTTCTGCGGAGTCTTCATGTATCCCTGGATGAAATCCAATACCACACGCCCAACTACGTTCAGGGAGTAGTACAATGATCTGGCTATGTTTCCAATACGCCGACTCCCATACTCATCAATAGCCAAAGTAGCACTGTATGTCTTGGGGGCAGATCCACTATCTCCATGAGAGAATGGATAAGAACCACCCACATAGTAACTGTCTTCAGTAGCAATACGCTCCAGTTCATAAAGAGCATTGGGGAGTGGCGCGGGTCCTACCGGAACAGGCGGAGTTGATCCTGGATTAACTTCAATGATGGATGATGGGCGTGCCCAATCATCTTCCAGTTGCTCCTTGTCGGCAACGGACCCGCGTTCCACTATGAGTTTAAAGTTGGTTGACGCAGTCGCATGGGCAATCATCAGGCTTCTGCGTTTGTTTTTTTCAATTTGAAGACCGCGTAACTTGCGGGTAAGGGAAATACAATAAGGATTGCCAAGATGTTCATAGGGTACGGGGATAAGGGGATACCTGCCCGTGGGAAGGATTTCCTGCCACACAATCACATCACCCATCACGTGGGTGCATTCAACACGGTCTTTCAAGAACTCTTCAATCTGCATCTGCTGCAGCATGTCCATGGCATTGGGATCAGTAGAAATATTCTGCTTAAACGCTTCAAACTGCTGCTCAGTGAGTTCCTGCTCACCCTGATCCGTGGATACTCTGTAATACTTGACTTTGATCTTTTTAAGCTGAATGATCCAGGTGACAGCTTTCTTGCGCGGGCTGACCACTTCATCAAGAATCTCAATGTCTTCAGCACTGTAATTGGATGACTTGTAATGAGGGCCATAATCCGTAGACATCAAGGATTGAAACTGTTCAGCATACTGCGGATACATCAAAGTAGCACGCTCTACATCAATGGTACGCCAGATAAACTTGGCTATGGAATCTTCCTCATCACGCTTGCGACTGTCGGGATCAGGAATCACAAACAATGGATGAATAGCCTCAATGTTGATGGATCCCCTACCATCATTACCATAGTAATCATAGCTGATGTAGTAATAACCCTTGCCGCAAGTAAGCTGATTATCCACCACCTCATCAGTTACCATATCACACTGATTGGTATGCCAGATATACTCAACCAATTTTTTGTAAACACCTGCCCGTTTGTTGTCACTATCATCAACCCCAACCACCGTAAACTTTGGGGTCTTGGATATGATCATCGACTTTTGCAGCTCAATCTGCGGCCCAATAATGGGAATCACTAAAGGAGCCTGGCCCCTGGCCTCAATCACCCTTACCTGATCAGGAGTCCACTGCTTCAACGCCTTGCCAAACTCTATATCCTCAGATATGTTTGTAAGCCAGGTTTCTGCACTGGATTTATAATCCCTGAATCTTTGCAGGATATCACGCACTACATCATCCATATGGCTCCAAAATAAAAAACGGGACCACCAGCACAAGGGAAACGGGAGGAAAACCCTTGTGCCAGTGAAATCCCGTTATTATGACAACTGTTTTGGTAAAGAAATTACTGTTTAGATAAGGTCCATGACAGTATACTTGTCCACGTCCTTGAGATAGTGCCGGCATCTGTGGAACTTGCTGATATCCACCATGCGGTCCTTCTCTTCAACGTCAACCGGCAGTCTGTTTTCAAGATACTTGCATCTGCCAAAAGTGTTGTTCTTGGTGAATACGTGATCACGCTGACAGTTGTAGCAGCATTCACACAATTCAACTATATTCAACTTCATCTTCACCCTCATTGTTAAAGGCTTTCAGGTTCAGCGACTTTTCCACATCCACGTGGTTGATGTACCCATCATAGACTTTGATGGTCACAGTAGCATAGACATTCTTCTTCAACAGCGACTCAATATATTGATACAACTTTTCTGTACTCTCTACTTTGACCATAACTGTCTTTCTTTACTCCAGTAAGCCAATCATACGCCTTGACTACTTTTTTGTTGACCTTTTTGATAATAGTGTCTGATTCAGGTTTATAGGTGTATTTCATAGCCATATACAGCGCATCCATCAAGTCATCATGCCGCTGTTTGGGAAACGTGAACAACTCTTCTTCCAGAGAAGAGTGATGCTTCTTCTGGAATACGGCTCCGGTACTGTAAATGGGCTGTAATCCCTGACGGAGCTTATCTTCTTTGGTGGTCTTGGTGGACACCTTCTCCCCTTTTATGGGAATGAATATGTTGCGTTTCAGCATCTCTTCACGCAACCAGTATCCGAGAATCACCTGCATGGCCACTTCTTCAAGAATGATCAGCCTGGGTTTATACTTTGCCCATATGTCAAAGATATGTTCCTTCAGTTCATCCGGCTTGATCATCTTGCGTTCAACCAACTCCAGGTACCTCCGGCCATCACTTGTAACTGCCACGCCAGCTATCCCCGTATAGTCACCAGAGGTACCTGAACTTGGATCAATTGCGACTATGAAATCACATGGTTTGATGACTTCAGTATCACCGTCCATGATATGGATTAGGTGTTCCTGGCCATTGTGTTCCACATATCCAGACCAGTAATGGATGTAAGATCTCTTAAAATCAGCATCTTCAACATTAAAGGGAATGTTAAAGTATTCCTGATAGTAGTCATTGATCCGGCCATCATCTTCATAGGTCTGCCGCAATTGAGCTATAAACTCTGGTGTAAACCGTTCCGGCCATATGGGAACGTCATTCTCAATCATCTGATGAAATATGACTTCCCAACTGTATTGCCGGCCAACCTTAACCGCTTCCTGATATTTTTCCCAGAGATTGTTAAGCCAGCTGTCATAATGGACAATAGTCCCAATAGCTATGGTACTGGACCGCTTTGGCTCCATAGCAGGGATAATCTGTCCGGCCACATACTGCTTCAGCTTCTCTCTCTGGTCCTCAGTGAGAACGTTGTGTTCATCTTCAAAATCATCCATCAGCACTTTAGTGGGCCGTTTGCCTTCAGGACTACGGGCACCACGTATTGGTTGATTGGATCCTTTTCCCTCAATATAGGTCTTGTGACCCGTATAAGGATTAAGGATGAATACCTTCTCCTGACGGTCAATCAGGAATTCCCTATTACCAAAGAACAACTTGAACAGATCATTATACTTTATGTTATCCGTGATAGCCTTGAGATCAGTGACTGCCTGTGGAAACGTCTTCTTGATCAGTATGATTACATCTTCACGGTCATACGCTACATCAAATACAGTGCCAATGGTAGAAGCTACGACAGTTTTCCCATGCCCACGCGGAGCAATGATTGCCATCTGTCTTGGACGTGACAACAAAGCACTGTAAATATCCCTGTGAAGAACACACTCACTTTTGTCTCTGGTAAGTTGTGGTAGGACTACTGTACCAAACAACTCCGGGTCCAGGCGCATAAGCTTCCTGTACTCCCGTATCTTGACTTCCGTCAACTTGTTTTGTGGTTCCATTTTCCTCACTTACAATAGCATACAGCAGCACAAGATACGCAATGCTGTCACCAATCTTTTCATTCCACCGCTCAAGCGTATAGCTCTCTGAACTGGTACACATGTCTTTCAAAGACGTAAGATGTTTTAGCAAATACATCCAACACACAAACCGCATGCTTTCATCTGAATAATCAGCAGCACTACGAAAATTTGCCAGTTGGTCATCTGTCTCAGCATATTCCACGCTTTTTGTGTCAAGAGTTTCTCTCAACTTGCAGATCCTAAACTCTACAATGTCATCAAACTCCATATAATCCATCATATCAACTTCCTCCCGTAAAACAGGAATACCTTCTCTATACCAAAGAACTGTTTATATAGTGAATCCAGGTGTTGCTTGGTATCTGTCCATTTGCTGGATTTTGTCTCACTATTGCGCCTCACCCACATGCGCACTGATTCAGATGTAAAGTCAACACCCGGATTTCTTTCTCTTAACAGACGCGCTTTTTCTTCATAGGTGCCTTTTCCAGCTGCTATTGCACATACATCAGGATCATCCCATTTATTCATTGAGTACCAATGTTTGTTTTTGTTCCAGTTTGTTTACCGTCTCTTCATCCAGATAGGCAGTCTTGGTTTCACTGATTTCAGTGGTCTTGGCCTCCTGCACCACATCCAATAGTTTAGCAATACGCTCAAGAACCGCAAACCGCTCAGACCCTTTATTGTTTTGATTGCTAGCTTCACTCTTCAGGGCCTTGAAATACCAGTCCTTGGTAAGGCCGGCACGTTCCATCTCATCTTGATACTTGGAAGCCATATATGTTTGCACCGATTTCTTTTTTAGTATTCTGGTTGCTTTGGGACGATGTGTGATTTTCTTAAAAGCTATGCTTGCGGCTACATCTTTATCCACACCAGCAAACAGCATGTCAACAAACATCTTGTCCCAACGTGAGGGTATTCTATTGTTTCCACCATGTAAACCGGAAGTAACCTTGATTCTGTTGTTTTTGTACAGATCAGCTATCTCAAACCTTGTACTGTATTCCTTGACAAACCGGCCCACATTGCACAGCACAAACGTGCTTAAATAACCATTATTGTTACGGTATGCCTTGATTAACTTGACCTTGGTTACAATACCATCATCAGATTCTATCCAATCTCCCACTACCACG